CTGCTGATCTGTATCTCAGAGCGATTGAGTACCACATTCCCAAGCTGGCCCGTACTGAGGTTACTGGCGAGAATGGAACTCCGATTGAGATGATGGTCTCATGGGCAAGCGAGAAATCGTAATCCCATACTCTCCTCGAGAGCCACAACTCGCCATCCATCAGATGATGCGGGATCACCGCTTTGGGGTGGTGGTGGCTCACCGACGGATGGGGAAGACCGTCGCCGCTCTAAACCACATCATTCGGGATGCGGTGGAGAACCGTAAGGAAGCCCCTCGGTATGCTTACATCGCTCCTACTTATGGACAAGCAAAGCGAGTGGCCTGGGACTACCTGCTGAAATACACAGAGCCTCTGGGGGCGACTCCGAACATCTCGGAACTCCGCACGGACTTCTGGGGCCGCAGAATCCAGCTCTACGGCTCAGACAATCCTGACTCCCTCCGAGGGCAATACTTTGATGGCGTCATCATTGACGAGATTGCCGATCAAGACCCGAGAATCTGGACTGACATTGTTCGTCCTGCGCTGTCAGACCGACTGGGATGGGCGCTGTTTCTCGGAACTCCTAAGGGATCAAACCACTTCAAAGACCTGAGAGACCAGGCCGAGGAGGAGGAAGACTGGGGCTTACTGGAGTTCAAAGCCTCCCAAACCAAACTTATTCCCGAATCCGAACTCCACGCCGCTCGACGGGAGATGGGGCAGGACAAGTACAACCAGGAGTTCGAATGCTCCTTCCATGCCGCTGTCGAGGGTTCTTACTACGGAGCCTTAATCAACGACCTGGAGGAGAAGGGCAGGCTCACGAACATTGACCGGGACGATCTGACCCGGACATTCACCGCTTGGGACTTGGGTATGTCTGACACCACCGCGATCTGGGTGGTTCAGGTGGTTGGGCAAGAGTACCGGGTGATGGATTTCGTGGAAAACCACGGTCAAGGTTTGGATTGGTATGTGAACTGGCTTAGAGAGAATAAGTGGCATACCGCCGAACACATCTTGCCTCATGACGTAGAAGTGCGAGAATTGGGGACAGGACGCAGCAGAAAGGAAATGCTGCAAGAGGCAGGGCTACAAATAACGGTTGCTCCGCGCTTGTCAGTTGCAGATGGAATCCAGAGCGTCAGACGCATTCTCCCGAAGTGCTGGTTTAATGTGCCGAAGGTGAAGCAGGGTCTAGACGCGCTCAGGAACTATCGGCGCAACTTCGACGAGAAGAGAAACGTATTCTTTGACACACCGCTACACGACTGGGCCTCTCATTCGTCCGATGCGTTCCGATACTTCGCTATCGGGATTCATGAACAGGGCGACTGGAGCAAGCCGATTAGCGTTAACACAAGGTGGGTGGTCTAATGTGGGCAACGCCTCAAGGCAACGTCAACGCCAAACTCGCGGAGCTAGAGCGACGCATCAAAGCGTTAGAGGAAAAGCATGAACCAGATAAGCCTGAAAAGCCTGCTCGAGGCCGAAATCGATGGAGCGATCGGGTATCTCCAAACGGAGACAACCGAGCAGAGAACCCGGTCACTTGAGTATTACCTTCGTTACCCTTACGGTAACGAGGTAGAGGGTCGAAGCCAGATCGTCACCGGAGAGGTGGCAGAGGTCATTGACGGCGCGATTCCTCAACTGATCCGCATCTTCACCGCCTCGGATGACATCATCCGCTATGAGCCTGTCGGCCCCGGTGATGAGCAAGGCGCGAATCAAGCCACGGACTACTCGAACTGGGTGTTCTACAAGGACAACCCTGGGTTTGCGATCCTGCATGACTGGTTTAAGGATGCGCTGCTCGAGAAGGTCGGAGTAGTAAAGGCTTACTGGGACAACCGCATTGATGTTGTCAAGGAAACCTACGAGAACCTGAGCGATGCGGAACTTGCGCTCCTTCTGTCCGATGGGACTCGGGAGATTATCGAGCAGGAAACAATCGTCAGGCAGGTTTTAGACCTTCAAGGCAACCCGGCGGTTGGGATGGATGGGGTAGAGATCACCGAGGTCTACTACAACGTCAAGGTCAGGAAGAAGAACCAAGTCGGTCGGGTGGCGATTCAGAACATTCCTCCCGAGGAATTCCTGATATCCAAGAAGGCCACAACGATCCAAGACTCTCCCTTCGTCGCTCACCGCAGACTGATCCCTCGGTCTGACCTGGTGGCGATGGGCTTCCCGGAAGATGTTGTCCGCGACCTTCCGGCCTACGATGACCTGAGCTTCTCTCCTGAGCGGGTGGCTAGGTACTCTGAGGGTGAACAGCCAAGCCAAGACGAAAGCCTCGACCCTGCCATGCAGGATGTGGAGGTGTACGAGTGCTATATCCGCGCAGATCGGGATGGTGATGGTCTGGCCGAGCTTCTCCAAGTTTGGTACGCAGGCAGCGAGATTCTTGAGGAAACGGAAACGGACTACATTCCTTTCCATAGCCTCTGCCCGATCCCTGTCCCGCACAAGTTCTATGGCCTGTCCCTCGCGGATAAGGTCATGGACTTGCAGCTACAGAAGTCCACGATCACCCGGCAGATGCTGGATAACCTGTATCTGACGAATAACTACCGAGTTGGTGCGGTGGATGGTCAGGTCAACCTGGACGATCTCATCTCTCCCACGCCTGGTGGTGTGATTCGGATGAAGAACCCCAATGCGGTGGTTCCGATGGCGGTTCAGCCTGTGGCGAATCAAGCCTTCCCGATGCTCGAGTATCTGGATCAAGTCCAGGCCAAGCGCACGGGCGTTTCGGATGCTACGCAGGGTCTTGATCCGAACATCCTCCAGAACGTCACCGCTACGGCTGTGGCTGCGTTCCAGAACGCCTCTGCTGGCAAGATGGAACTGATCGCTCGGAACTTCGCTGAGACAGGTGTTAAGTCGCTCTTCAAAGGCATCCTGCAGCTCCTGTGCAAGTACCAAGACAAGCCCCGGATCATTCGGATGCGTGGTGAATACATCCAAATTGACCCCCGTGAGTGGTCGAATCAGTACGATGTGAGCATCTCTGTGGGCCTGGGAACTGGCAACAAGCAAGAGCAGATGGCGATGCTTGCGATGATCCTGGACAAGCAGGAGCGGATTCTTCAGCAGTTCGGCCCTGCCAATCCTTTGGTTACCGTGGGTCAGTACCGCGAGACTCTGGGAAGGATGATCGAAGCCGCAGGGTTCAAGGACTCAGCGGCCTTCTTCAAGCCAGTTACGCCTGAGATCGACCAGGCTCTTAGCAATCCTCCTCCGCAGCAACAGCAACCTGATCCGGCCATCCAAGCGATGATGATGCAAGCTCAGGCCCAGTTGGAGATTGACCGCCAGAAGGCTTTGGCAGATATTCAGGCTCGCAGAGAGAAGGCGGCGGCTGAGATTCAACTCGCCCGAGAGAAGGCTGCGGCTGAACTGGAGCTGAAGCGCCAAGAGTTCGAGGCCGAAGTCCAACTCAAGGCCGCAAAGATCGGCGCAGGCATCTCCTCAAACATTGAGATTCCGGGGTAAATCATGGAACTGACAGTTGCACAAAAGAATGAGCTTGCCACCAGATTGGTGGAGGCGCAGCAATCTGACGATTACGGATCATTCAATGATCTGGTGAGACAACTCCGGTTGACTCAGAAAGACCTGCTCGACAACTTCCCGGCCATCAATCAAGCAGGAATCGATGAGCAGATTTCTCTTGGCGCGGTTGTGCCGACGACTAGACCAGCCGCTGTTACATACACCACGCAGCAAGTCACCAAGGCAATCCAAGACGCAATTGCTGCTGGTTTTACTGTTCAGCAAGCCAAGATGGGCGCGATGACGAACTTCGGTTTGTCTGAAAATGATTTCAACAAGGCATTGGATCAAGTCCAAAACGCCCCGAGTACGACTTTCTCCGATGCTCGAGTGGCACAAGCGATCCGCGACTCTTTGGCTCAAGGGTTTACCCTAGACCAAGCCCGTCAAGGCGCATTGAACAACTACGGTGTTGGTCAGTCGCAGTTTGATCGCGCAATGCAGTTGGTTGACCGCTCCTCCATGCAGTTCCGGGGATCGGCTCCGACCTATCAATTCCCTGGGCTTTTGGCTGATCGCGAGCAGATGCCGACTGGAGCGCAGCGTTTCATCTCTGGAACGCCCGGATCACTTCTCTATGATGTGCCGAGGGTTCAGAATGCTGAGTTTGTGTTCCAGCCGGGTGCTTTTAATTACGAAGCAATCAAGTCCTCGTTATACGGAGCGCCTGATCCGACAGAGGGCCTGGATATACAGACAAACCAGGTAACTCAACAGGTAAAAGCACCCGCTCCTGCTCCAGCTGCAACAACTACCGCCCCGGTAACCACTACTCCTGTTGTCAAGCCGCCAGTTACAACGCCCACGACCTACACGGATGCTCGCGTGGCTCAAGCCCTGCGCGAGTCTATGGCTCAGGGATTTAGCTTGCCGGATTCAATTGCTGGCGCGATGCGGGTGTATGGAGTTCCTAGCGAACAGGCTTATCGGGCGGCTGATGTTGTTGCTCTTGAGCAGAATAACCAAGGACTGCTGTCAACTCCTCAGCCAGCGGCAACTGGGCTTCTTGGTGCTTCTCCGGTAACGCCAGGATTCACAGATTCCCAGGTCGCCCAAGCAATCATCGACTCTATGGGTCAAGGATTTACCTTGGATCAAGCCCAACAGGGAGCGTTTGCTAACTTTGGTGTAAATCAAGATCAGTTTGGCCGTGCAGTCGGGATGCTCCCGAGCATGGGATACACCATTGGTCAAGGATTTCGATGAACAAGTCAGAACGGGCTAAAACGCTTCTAAGTGACGAATGGTTTACCGGAGAGATTGATTCCATCCGGTCAACACTTATGAGTGTTATTACCAATTCGGATGAGATGGATATCGACATTCGTGAGCGAGCCTATTTGAAACTTCGCTTACTTGATGAAATAATGGGGCACTTTTCCGCAATTGC